GATCAAAGACAGCGCGAGCGCCGACGTTGACTTCGTGCGGCAGTCCTTCCAGTTGGAGGATGCGGTGACGCAGCGCGGTCTGCTTTCGTTCGACCACATCGGCAACACCAAGCCGCTGGAGTGGGGAGAGGAGGTCTACGTATACGACGGGGCGACGAAGATATGGGGCGGCACGGTAGAAGGATATGTCGAATCTGACATAACGGTGGGCGAGACCACGACGTTGAGATTCACGTACCGATGCGTGGACTTCTCGCAGTTCATGTCGCGCAGCCTAATCATTAATACCTTTACCAACACCACGGCAGGAGCGATCGTGTCCACCTTCGCCTCTGCCCTCTACCCTGCCGACTTTGGTATCACGGCTGGTACCATCGAGGACGGCGCTAAGATTGAGTCCATAACGTTCAACTACCTGCCGATCGAGATATGCCTTGACGAACTTGCCGAGTTGTCGGGCTTCTACTGGAACGTGGACAAGGACAAGAAACTAAACTTCCAGCCCGTCGATTCGGCAGCGGCACCCTTTTCCTTGACAGCCACGAACAGACCATACCGCCAGATCCGCTTTCAGGAGAACAGGGGCAACTTCATCAATCAGGTTTTTGTACGTGCTGGATCGCGTGTCGATGAAGAGGACATCGTGGAGAAGCAAACTGGGGATGGCGAGAAGCGAGCGTTTCTTATGCCAGCACCCATCGGAGCGCCGCCTACGGTAGAGGTGGACACCGGGTCTGGATACAGTACGCAAACGGTAGGTGTCAACGGCATTGGTACTGCGAGCCAATGGTACTACAACACAGGTACGCCGGTCATCGTACAAGACCCTGACGAGACGGTATTGTCTGCTACCGACAAGATCAGGGTAACGTTTAAAGGTCGGTATCCGATCATCGTATCGGCAACGGATGATGCATCCGTCGTGGAGCGTAACAGCATCGAGGGGAATCTGGGCGTGTATCAAAAAGTAGTTGATGCGCTTGACGTAGAGAACCAAGAGGAAGCGCAGCAACGAGCCGAGTCTGTACTGCGGCAGTATTCTCGCGCTCGCCTGACCTGTTCATACACCACGGATACGGGCGGTCTCGTCGCCGGTCAATCGCAACTGATTGACCTGCCCGAGCATGGCATCGACGCACGCTTCCTGATCGAGAAGGTATCTGCTTCTATGCTTGATGACGGTACGCTACGCTACAACGTGCAGGCGGCAGCCACGCAGACCGTTGCCGGGTGGTCATACTGGAAGCAAAAGACGAGACAAGACAGGAAGTTCGTCGTAAGAGAGAACGAGGTTCTAAACCAGTTGGAGCGGTTGTCTGATGACCTCACCCTCGCTGATGCGGCTACATTTAATACCTACGCTGGAGCGTACACAGTCAATGGACCAGACACCTACATCAACGGATTCCATGTCGGTTAGAGGATATGTGACCGTCGAGGTCATGCACGATGATGGGCGGCGCGAGGTTGTCGAGCAGTCAAACGTCGTGACCAACGTTGGGCGAAACAACTTTGCCAGCCTGCTGGCTGAGGACATCTCTGTATTTCCGTCCCACATCGGGATCGGCACAGGGACCACGGCGGCTGCCGTTACCGACACGGCGCTCGGCACCGAGGTTGACCGTAACGCTTTTATATCTCAAAGCGCGAGCGCTGGTGTAATCACCTACAAGGCGTTCTTTAGCAAGAGCGAGGCGAACGGCAACACCATTGCCGAGGTTGGTTTATTCGATGCAGCGGCATCGGGCAATATGTTTTGCAGGTCCATCCTTTCATCGACGGTTGCAAAAACGGCAAGCATCAGCCTCTCTATCACTTGGACGATCACCTTAGCGGACGCATAGCATGGCAACGACAGTATTCCCAGAGAGCGGCGATCAGATCACGGAGGCGGCGTGGACATCAGCCAATGCAACGCTATCCGTAGCCGATGCGTACCGAGTGAGCGGCTACGCCTTGTCAGCAGGCACAGGTCTCAACGTAGACATCTCCGCTGGCACCTGCTTCATTAATGGCTACCAGATTGTATCGGATGCTACGCAGTCGGAGTCTGTGACTGCGAGCCAGACGAACTACGTGTACCTAAACGAGGACGGCACCATCACGGTGAACACCACAGGCACGCAGCCTGCGGACAGCCTATTCCTCGGGACGGCAACGGCGGACGGGTCAGGTGTCACGGCGGTATCGCACGTGCGCGACATTGAGTCTGGACTTTGGGTGTTCAAGAAAAAGCCTTCTGATGAATCGGTAGCGTCAAGCACTACGCTACAACTGGATGATGACCTTGTGTGGACATCGGGTAACGGAGACATCTGGGATGTAACGTTTGGGCTTTTGATAACGGTAGGTGGCGGTCAGTTCAAGTGGGATCTTTCAGGCTTCGCTTCGGAGCGGTACACCTACTTCAGGTCAAACGAAATCTACAATGCGGTAGTCGGGACACCTGAAAACATCAACAGCCAGTACCTCATGATACGCGGAGTCTTTGTTTCAAACACGAGCGGCAGCGTAGGTCTTGAATGGGCGCAGAACACAAGCAACGCATCAGCAGCAGAAGTTCAGACGGGTTCGTGGGTTATTGCTAAAAAGGTGCTTGGATAATGGCAACGACAGTATTCCCGCTTACCGATCAGATCGTTACAACAACGAACTGGGGCAGCCTCAACGATGACATCGACAGGGGCAATAACATAACGGGTCTATCTGGTCTGACCGGATCGGTCGATACAAACCTCATCAAGTACAACAGACCAGCGGCAGCAGGGACAACGACAAGCGACCTTACTGAGCGAACATACTGTACCGTGTCTCTGGATGCAGGGGCTGCCTATCATGTAACAGGAACGTTTGTCATCAATAAGACGGCTGACGTAACGACGGATGACCAGATGAACTGCGGGTTTAAGATGGGCGCAGGGTTGAGTTTTTCGCTCGTTTCTTCAGCGAGCGTTTTTTCAGGTACAGCGAGAACCACCTACGCATTAAGTGGTGATTACAACACCGTCGGACTGGATTCTATATATGCCGTCCGAGGAACGCATGGAGTTAGTTACACGGACCAGCCATGCTTTTGGTTTGAGATGGTCGTGTTCGCAGATCAGGATGCGGACCTTGAGTTTTCCTATGCCAAGAAAACGGACAACTACGCAACAACGTATCAGCCACCGGGCGACCGATCATACATTAAAGCGGTACGGATATTCTGAACAGCACCCAGCCCGCAACATACGCTCACGAAAACGGTTTGATTGAGCAACGATAACTCTACGGGGATCAATGGCTACTCTACCCAACAAGAACCCACTCGCCGACCTCTCGGGCGGGTACTACGCATACTGGACCGACGGCACCACGGAAGGTCGCGCTACCCTCGCCGTTATTCTTGGCTCTACGGACGCACAGGCGGCGGCTGCCGCTTTGGGTAGTCTAACCCTCGGAACGGATTTGGCGGTCGCACACGGCGGCACAGGGGCTTCTACGGCATCCGATGCACGCGACAACCTCGGCTTGACGATTGGTACCAACGTGCAGGCGTGGGATGCGGACCTTGATTCTATTGCTGCGCTCGACCCATCTGCTAATAAGATCATATACAAGGACGGCGGCTCGAACTGGGCAACGGCTACGCTGACATCCTTCGCTCGTACCCTCATCGATGATTCCAACGCTGCCACGGCTCGCGCTACGCTCGGCGTTGACGCTGCCGGTACGGACAACTCAACGGACGTAACGATTGCCGCTGGGCTGGATTACATCACGATCAGCGGTCAGGAACTGACGCTTGGTTCGGTGGACCTGACAACGGATGTCACGGGTGCGCTGCCTGATGGTAACATTGCCACGGCTGCCAACTGGAACACGGCGTATACGCACAGTCAAGTTACGAGCGGCAACCCGCACAGCGTCACGAAGTCTGATGTCGGGCTGGGTAACGTAGAGAATACTGCTCTTTCTACATGGGCTGGATCTGCAAACATCACGACGCTTGGCACTATTGGTACGGGCGTGTGGCAGGGTACGGCTATTGCCAATGCGTATGTTGCAGGTATTGACCAGAACCTTCTCACCACATCTTCGCCCACGTTTGCAGGGCTGACGGTGACGAGCGCAAACAACACGCCGCAGATAACCATAGCCGACGCAACCGGTGACGCGCAGGTAAAGGATGGGTTCATTGTCCTCCCGCACTACACGGCATCTGAGGAGCCGATAATGCTGATAGGCGGGCGGTCGAATAACGCCAACCTGAACTACGTAAACATCGGTGGTTATAGCGATGTCTCTGGTGTCGCAAACGCGGCAACCAATGTTCGGATTTATGCTGCCGCAACATCGACAACGAATACGGGCGGCACAAAGATCGGTGAGTTTACGATTTCCGGGTTCACCGTTCTTTCCGACCTCACCCTTGCCGCTGGCTCTATCACCTCTGCCTCTGGCGCTATTTCCTTCGGGAATGAGAACCTGAGTACCACAGGCACCCTTTCAGCAGGCAACACCTCCATCACCGGGACGCTGGGTGTGTCGGCGGCTGTGCGCTTTGGGACAGACGCTGTTACTGCGGACACCGATGCCGACGACCTTGTTTTGGAAGTAACTTCAGGCAAGTCTGGCATGAGTGTGATTGGACCCGATGCACAGGCTGTTCGGTATGTCCTCGGCTCCCCGTCCTTGCCTTACGGGGCGGGCTTAACATGGAACTACTCCTCCAACTCATTTCAGATTGGCACACAGAAGGCTGGCGCATCTACGGTACTTACATCTGGGGCAAACGTTACCGCCCTCACCCTTGACAGTAGCCAGAACGCTACGTTTGCAGGCAATGTATATGGCAAGTCATCGACGGTAAACACCTCGTGGGCATTTGATGGGGCGACAGACGGCGGCATTGCTGTTGGTGCTGGATATGCAGATGGTCGCCTCTATGCAGAGGGCTCACAGAGTGCAAGTTTGGTTCTGCATGACTCTGGCGGGACGGCTAATCTGAGGACAATAGCGCTTCAGATTAATGGTGATTCAGCCAAGTTGTACGGGTACAATGACTCTGGCACCCTTCGTCATTCATGGATTGAGATGAATCAATCTACTGGAGACATGACGTTGGGCGCAGGCGACCTTAAGTTTACCACGGCAGCAACGAACGGGATTATCTTCGATAATCTTGACAACGCCAATGTCCCGGGAATTGAGTGGAGAAACGCTGACGCATCAAGGGCGCTTACAGTAGGATTGCTTACCGAAGCGAATGGCACGTATGCCAGAAAGGATTTGGTGGTCTACACGAAAGGAACCGCTGACTGGACAACGGCGGCAACAGAGACAGCCCGCTTCACGCAAGATGGTAATACCATTCTCACAGGCGACCTCCGCATAGGCACTACGAGCACGACGAGTCACCAAAATGAGGTGCTTCGAGTTAGCGGTACTGCTGGTGCGAGGTTGGCAAACATACACAGGGGCGATAGTGGAGCGGCTTGGTTGCATTTCACCAACACCACAACTGGCACAACGACAAA